TAGCCCCAGCCCAAGAATTTCCGAACCAAGTCAAAAAATCCAACAAGTCACCCGAGCCTACCTCTCCATCATTATTGAAATCACCAACTCCTCCCGAACCTGTAAAGGTGGCGAGGGAAAGGTTGTTGCTAGGATCGTTGGCTATGTCAGTTAGAGGGCCAACCATAAGGGCCTGAATAATTTGATCAAAGGTGACCTTCTGTGGTGGCGCGGGAGAAAGCGTATTGTTCTCTACTACGAAGTTGACATTGCCTGGAGTGTCTGACAACACATCTTCGGGGGCACTAGAAACCCCGTCAGTCAATGCCGCAAGAGAGTTCAGGTTCTTCATATACCGATTCAACGGCTCAGTACCCGACGATTGCTCGGCAAGATCACCTGTGTCGGTCAATGTCCCGCTAGACGTGGTTGGCTCCCATTGCGTCCCATCCCAAGCCAAAACCTGCCCGCTTGTGGCGGCAGCAGATGAGACATCATTAAGGTCGGCAAGGTTGCTAGTGGCTACGGAGGCAGTCCTCTCCATATAGTTAGCGACGACCGTGACCGACCCGCCACCTGAGAATGTGCCAAAAGTCATAATCAATGCGTCACCGTTTTCAAGGACGATGTTTTTTTCGAGCATCTCCGTAGTAGTTCCCTTAACCAGAAAGTTTGTGCCAGCCTTAATAATTTTCAAGCTCACTACAGATCCGCCTGATTTTTGAAGGAACAACTCCATAGATGCTACGGGATTGACCGCAGAACCAGCGTCCGCAACCGCGACTAGAATACTAGATACGATTGCGCTTGTCGTGGTACAATTAACAAGCGTAGGGCTTCCACCAGCGGTTCGCGTTATTTCAACGCTCTTAAAGTTGTTTGCCATTATCGTTCGAGGAAAAAGGATTGTGCTTCGAGGTCGTCTTTGTCTTGATCAAGGTTGACCAGTTTAGTTACATCAGCCGATGTCACACCCGAAACCTTATTGGTCTTAGAATTAGGCATAGGCCCAGGAGGTAGTTTCGGCCCTTTTCTGTGGATGTCAGCTGCGTCAACACTTGTCGTTCCTGAGATTCCCGAGCCAACACGCGCTATTTGAAATCCGAGCAAATCGAACTGACCTGCCATCAGGTTATATGTGGTTTTAAGGATATGAACTACCGCATCAGTAGATCCTGTCTCGATAAGCATACGACGCAGAGGCCGCGGCAGATCAAGGTGATGATCGTGTACAAGAAGTTGCAGGTTGAACAACCGCGACATCTCCTTACGCAAAGCTAGGTGCTCCTGAGCAACAATCTCCATTGTCGTCTTTCCGTCGCTTGCCGTAGTTGGGTCTTCACCGCTTGCAGCTTGACTAAACCAACCCGCATAATGCGGGCCAACTTCGCTCCCGTCACTAATGTGTCCTGGGCTATTTGCCGAGATAACACCTAAGTCACCCCAATAGTCTGACAATCTACTAGCTATGAGAGTCTGTCCTCCGTCAACGACTTCGAGTCCTTTGGTGTCGTCTGATGTGGCGATATACAAGATGTCCTCCTCATCCTTGTTCTCCCCGACGAGGACGCGGAAGTTGTGGATGCGAGCATTTTGATAAGGTACACTTGCATCTGTAAATGCTGTTACCCCATTAGTATTCGTCAAAATCTGAACATTGACATCAATCTCAAGACCTGTGTAAATATCGGTTTCGTCACCAGGCAGCTCAGGAGTTATGATTTCGAGCACAAGGTCATTCTCCTTGTTTCTGTCAGACCAACGGAAGCGCATACGTGACGCTTGCGTTTCGTGGCGAATCGTGTTTAGACCAACGGGAAATGTTCGTACGTTTTCTCCGTCGCTATGCTCAATCGTGTCGATTTCAGGGTACATCTGCCCTGGAATCAAGAACGGTATGTCAAAGGTGTCAGTCGTTGTTGTTGTCCACTCAACGTCGCTACTAATCTCTATAGGCCGCCACGTTTGAACATCTAAACCCAAAGGACTGATTGGGTTGCCTAACGCGATATGAATTCTACCGAAGTTTTCAATACTATCTACATCAGCAACAGGAACGAGGTCTACGTCCTGACTCAAATATTGACCCCCGACGACAATCTTAAAACTCAAGATAGGTTGTGCGCCAACCCAATCAATGTCGGAAGCGGTCAGTTGGCTATCTATCACAACGCGGCCCTTGATTACAAGTTGCTGACCGCCCGTGACCGTGATGTCGGGATTAGCCAAGGGAAAGCTCGTGCCTAGTATTGACGTGATTCCTGCCGATCCACCAAGTTCTTGAGGTGGAATCCAGTAGTCCTCGTTCAAGTTGAATAAATCTCCGTGAATGGTTACGGGCAGTAGTTCCCGCATAGCCAAGGGAGCACCGCCTTTTGTATGTGTGTATGAAACACCACGAACACCATTAAAATATGAGATGTTGCTCCCCTGGAGGATAACCGCATTGCGGTAATCAATCCTGTTTGGGAAATCGTCTAAATATCCGTCGGCAGAAGTAGAGGCAGAATCCTGATAGGCAGGGTCAATCATACTACGCTTGTCGGCTTTCCAAGCGCGTAAGTCTTGCTCGGGAGCAGATCCTCCATCTTCTAGGAATGGACTGACGGCCATCCAAGCACCCATCCATTGGAACAAGGAAACGCCAAAGGCAGTCATTATATCCTCTAGGACTTCATAGCACGTAGACCCAGCAGAGGAAAGGCGTTGCTTCCTGTTAAACGGGTTCTCGTGCATCCTGAAGTCATACCATATCTTTTGGTTCGTCCCTGACTTATCGAGGACGCTATGTGGCCTCTGATCTGTGTCATCGACGTGATTCCAATGGTACATATCGAGTTGCTCCACAAAGAATGGCGCGTTTATCGTGTCGGTAAACAAGTCGATATGCGGTAGGTGAGAAAGGCAGTTGCCAATCTGCGTACGCATAGTCTCGTACACAGAGTCCTCGTAGTATGGAGTGCCGTCAGCCTTCTCATAAGGAACATCTCGCAGAAGGCTTAGTCCATCGGTAAATATCAAATTGACCTCACGAGGCAATTCGCTAAAGGCGTAAGTAATGCCTTCGGGAGAAAGACACCCAATCCAAAAGTCGTCGTACCTAGCGTCAGAGGTAAGGTCAGTAGAACCCCCATCGTGCCGCTCTACCTTAACTGCAATCTCACCCTCTTTCCTTGCGTTAATGATGTCAATAAGATTCTCGCTAAAGTCGTCCTGTAGCAAGCACGTCATTTCCAATCGAGAGCCAATAACAGGCGCGTGAATGGTGTCAGTTGAAGCGTCGTAGTCGATGCTTACAGACTCGTGAATGACATTGATAGGTTGCGGATTCGAGGTGGTAGTTGCCGTGTAACCATATAATGGAAGATTCACCGCGCCAACAGGATCTGCGGCCAAATCATATATGGTGATGCGGTAGGTGTCAGAATTTCGCGTGGGGAGGTAAGCCCGAAAAGCCTTGATTATTGCCATTAGTACGAGATTCGTTGAAAGCGTTTGCCTGATCGTTCGCTACTCAAGGCGATGTCGTATCCCGAGAGGTGTCCGTACACTCGTGTGCCCCCGTAGCCGCCCATCTTCTGCATAAGAGAAGGTAGCTTCTCAAGAGGAATGATAGCCTCGCGGCCCGAGCGGTTGTCACCGACCATTGCGAGTTGCGTCCCCTGGACGATACCACCCTTGCTGAAGGAGGGGATCTCGATGCCACGGATCATACCCGTGAGGAGTCCCATACCGAGGGCGGCAGCTCCGAGTCCCGCAAGACCAAACGAGGCTTGGTTGGCGGGGTTCTTGGGGTCAAGGGCATTGGTAATGATGCGAGCGTAAGCAAGTTCGAGGGTGGCGAGTACCGCATCCTTAATGGCTTGCAACACGCCCTGCCCAAACGATTTGCTATCAGTAGCCGCCTGACCGAGCGAAGCCCCGAAGTTCATCACCACGTCGTTAAGTTGACGTGTGAGCTGCATCTGCGCCTTCTCCACCGCAAGGGTGTCCTCGGTCGATTCGTTGCTCTCATCCTTGGCCTTCTTTAGGGCGAGGTACGAGGCGATCAAGGCTTGCACCATAGCGTCCTCCTCACCCATAAGGTCGATCAGGGTGGGCAGGGTGCTTGCCAGCATACTCATTTGTTGGTTGCGAGCCTCCTCTGCGGTGAGCAATCCCGCTTGGTATTGATTGAGCAGAGAGTCGTTGCGATCGAAGTATTTGTCGAGAGCGTCGTTGACCTCCTCCAACTTCTGCCCCTCCCCGACCGTGCCGACAAGTTGCTGAATCTCTTTCTTGACCATTTCGAGGTTGTCCTTGACATCCTGTCCCTCGAAACTCAAATCGACAAGTGACTTGAACGCGGCAGTATAAGCCGCAAGGCGTTGCTCCCCAATCTTCAAGCCGTCAGTACCGAACATCTCGGCCTCCTTATCAATGGCATTGAGAGTGGTGGCAAGGCGATTCATAACCTTCTCAAGGTCGCTGACCTCCTCGCCCATATCGCCCGAGAAGCCGCCTCCCGTACCGCCTCTTCCCATTTTGGAAAGACGTGCCAAGAGACCCGCTACGCCATCCTCTGCGACCATCATTTCCTGCAAGCGTATAGCTTGACGCTGGAGGTCGTCGAAGATTGCTTGTTGGTCGTTGATAACTTGATTCAGTTCCTTCTTACGGGCAAGTTTCGGGTCGATCGTCATTTGCGTCATTCCCGTTCGGCCTCCATCCCCACCCATAATAGTGGTTTGGTATGGCGCATAGCCCCTCTCCCCTGCCGCAGCCCTTTGTTCTATGTCTTCAAGTTCGAGTTGAGCCTTGACTTGCTCACCGATGGCCGCGGCCTGTTCTTGTGAGATACGTGTCAGTTGACTCTGCAACGCCCGCATTTTAGCCGTTTGCTGAATAGCACTCGACAGGCGATCGTAAGCCAAAGCCAAGTCGTCCACGGTCGTCGTCTCCGTATTGAGATTGTTGAAGTAGTCGGGCTGACTACGCATCAACTCATTTAGGATCTCTTGCTTGCGGAGCAACGTCGTGTTCTCATTACCGAACTCCGCGATAAGGCTTTTGATAGGGCCAAGGACTCGACCTGCGGCCTCCCCTGCCGCGGCATTGGCGGCTTCGATGCGGCCAAGCATACCTTCTGCCTGACTGCCACTAACAAACATATCATATAGGCCGATCGCAAGCAGAGAGACTGCCGTGACCGCAAGACCGATAGGGCCAAGCATAGTGGAAAGGGCCATACCCACCCGAGGAAACATTATGCTCAAATCGAGCAGGGCTAGTTTAGCCTGACCGAGGAGAAACAAGAGAGGCGGTACGACCGTGAGCAGAGTGCCGATGGCGACGACGAGAACCTTGATAACCCCAGGCATACGCGAGAAGCCGTTGACAAGGTGGATTACGGCCTCTACGACGAAGTTGACGACGGGGAGAAGAACCTTACCGAATTGGATGCTCAAGTTCTCAAGGGCCGACACCAAGCGTTTCTGAACCGAGAACGATGTATCGTCCATCACCTCCTGCATAACCTCAAGAGTGCCCGCGGCTTGGATCATACTATTCTCCAAGGCGAAGAACTCATCGCGGTTCTCCTGAAGTACAGGTACGGCAGAGGCGGCACGGACACCGAAGCGGTCGATAGCCTCGGTCATTGTCATTGAGCCGTTGATCAACTCGATGAACTTGTCGTGGGTGTTGCCTCCCTCCTCGGCTAGTTTAGCCAAGATCATACGGAGGCGAGTACCTGCAATCGAACCCTTCACACCACGGTTAGCAAGCACCCCCATTGCCGCGGAGATTTCCTCCATACTGACGGCAGAGATAGCGGCTTGCGAACCCGCGTACTTCATAGTCTCTGCAAAGGACTCGAAGTCCAAGGCCGACTGACTGATAGCAACGGCAATAACGTCGTTGACCTGACCAACATCGCTTACGTCCTTCCCGAAGATGCGGAGGGTACTACCCGCAATCTCCGCAGCTCGACCGAGGTCAGCACCCGTCACCTGGGCAAGGCTCAAGGTGCTCTCCGTGACTGCCGTAATCTCGGAAGCCGTAAAGCCTAGCTTTGCGTACTCCTCTTGGAGTTGGCCTACACTAGTAGCCGTATAGATCGTGCTTGCACCAAGTTCCTCTGCGTTCTTCTGAAGGCGTACGAACGATTGAGAGGTAGCCCCACTAATAGCCTGAACGCGAGCCATCTGATACTCGAAGGCCGTAGAGGTCTCCGCGATCTTCTGACCCGCGATAGCGAGAGGTAGTGAGATGCCAAGGCTTACTTGCTGACCAACACGTGTCAGAGCCGCTCCTGACTTCTTTGTGTGTCTTTGGACATCGGATAGCTTCTTCTCAAAGTTCTCGGTGTTAAAGAGAAGAAGTACCGATAGCTTACTTATTTCCTGTTGCGCCATCTTTGTCCTTGAATTTTTGTGCCCATTGTGACGTAAGGTCGCGGTGTTCGTTTGTTATTTGATGAACAAACTTTGCTTTTTTCTTTTTCGTCTCATATGGGTAAAACGTCTCGGGCTTGAACGGCTGGGGAGTACGCTTTGGATCTCGGTTCAGGTTGGCGTGTAGAGCCATAAGCGAAGAGGTGTGCCACCACATCCGCTTGTCTTCCTCCAAGATATATCTAGAGTAATTGGCGTACTCGAAGAAAGTCATCGACCAAAACGTCTCGGGCAACAAGCCCAAGGACAACCCCTCCACATATATGGAGTGCCAATCGCGGGGGGTCTCGTCTTGGCCGCTTACTTGTTTCCCTCCTTCTCGGTAGGCTCTTCCTCGCCCATAAACGCCTTGGCGATAAGTTCGGTGTACTCTTCAAGCACCTTGGGGCTATCAAGGACTTGAGAGCAGAAAAACTCGTAATCAGGGAGCGATTCGAGTTTTCCTTTGGAAGAGTAAATGTGGTTGATCAGCCCGTAGTAGATGACCTTTGGAACTGCGGTCAAGGGCTTCTCCTGGAGATATGCGTCCATTTGGTGGAACTTCAGATCTTCGCGTTCACACAAGATCCGAAACGCATTCATAGAAAGATGGCAAGTGAACGAGTCCTTGCCAATCTTTACTTCAAACTTACCTGATAGTTGATTCATCGTCGGCTATTTGCCGACAATTTACAACAAAGCGAGATATAATCTTACGCTACTGAGGTAGGATCACCAACGAGTTCAATCGTGCAGGAGTACGTGGCGAAGTCGTCCACCCCTGAAGACAAATCGAAGCTAGTGATGTAGCCCGTACCTCCGTAAGCCGTGCCGTTGGTATCCGTGCTTGACCACACCGCGGTGACCTTATCCTTGCCGATGCACTCGTCGAACAAGACCTTCATATCGAGGCAGCTCGTCAAAGTGTCCCACGAAGCTACACCTTCCACCGTGATGCTAGAAGTCGTCGTGCCTACGGCAAAGGCTCGCGTTGGAGCAAGGCTTGGAGTACTTCCAGCCGTAGCCGCAGTTGTAGCCTTGTAGTTGGTCTCGTACGTGGCGTTGCTCACGCTAATCGAAGCCGAGGTGCTATACATTACGGGCTTCAGAGCGGGGCTTGCGCCCACGGATTCACCTGGGTTCGTGCTGAATGCTCCGTTATCTACGTCGATGTAGATAGCTACTGTGTTCGCGTTAATCGTTGCCATCAGTCAAGAGTCTTGATTACAGGGTTACCCTCCAATTCAAAGGAGGCAGAGAAACTCACAAAGTCGTCCATACCAGCAGAGAGTTCAAAGCTAGTGCAGAAGCCTACACCGCCAACCGCGTTGTCTTCGGCTTGGTTGTTGTACCAAAACACGCCAACACGAGTCTTGGCTTTGCACAGGGTGAACAACTCGTCAGCGTTGTCGGCAAGGGCAGGATCGTAGACTCCTTCCACGGACAGGGAGCAACTCGTCGTGCCAACGGCAAAATCGCGCGTTGTCGTCTCCGCAGTTTCATCGGTGATACTAGTAGCCTCGAACGTGGCGTTAGAGACGCTGATGCTTGCAGAGGTGACACCGACAAGAGAGGCGTAGCCTGTCAAAGCGTCGGGGATTGCGTCCGCATTATTTGTTGGTTCAGCCTTGTACTGAAGCGTACAGGCATTTCCTTTGATTGCTCCCATTTCTATGTGATATGATGCAAGATTAGATTTTCAAGATGAGTTGTGGTCAAACTTCGTTCGATTAAGGGTAGACGAACACGTTTAACGTCAAAGCCAAGATATAGAAGTCGTGCAGCTCGTGGGCATCCGTCAGCACGTCGGTAAGGCTAATATGGCCTATGCGGTACGCCACCCCGTCCACGGTCTTTGTGCCGCTGAACTCCGACAAAGCCTGTTTGACCGCATCGTGGATAGCCCAAGCATCACTCATACTC